CGCAGCCTTGGTCTGGCTGCGCTGAACGCCGCGAAGAAGGCCCTGGACAGCCATTCTCCTTCCCGGGAGTTTATCTATTTGGGCGAGAATATTGGCGAGGGTCTGGCTATCGGCGTCAACAACAGTATTGTCCCGGCCGCCCAGGCAACCTCGGACATGATCGGAGAGGTCATCGATGTCAGCAACAAGGGCATCGACGCCTGGAAGGACTGGGTAGACGAGAAAACCTATTACGACGAGCTGAGTCTAAAAGACGAGCTGGCCGGGTGGGAAAATCTTCAGAAGAAGTATGTCGCTGGTTCTGAGGAGCGCAAGGAGATCGACCGGGAGGTCTATCGCCTTCAAAATGAGCTGGTGGCATCCACTTATCAGGCCTCCATCGATTGGATCGAGGAGGAGAAATACTACAACCGCCTCAGCACCGAGGAGGAGCTGGCCGCCTACGAGCGGATGCAGTCCCGGTACATTGAGGGCAGTGAGGAACGCAAGAAAATTGACCGGGAGGTTTACTCCCTGCGCAATCAGCTGATGGAGGAGTCCTACCAGGCCTCTATGGACTGGATCGAGGAGGAACAGTATTACGGCCGAATGAGCCTTGCCGACGAGCTTGCGGCTTATAAGCGTGTCCAGAGCCGGTATGCGGTGGGCACCGAAGAGCGTAAGAAGATGGACCGGGAGGTCTATCGGGTCGAACAGGAGATTTATGAGGCCCAAATGCAGTATCAGGAGGATGTGCAGCGGGTCCAGGAGGAGGCAAACCAGAAACGCCTCGACTTGGAGCAGGAGTATGCCGACAAGGTCACGGAAATCAATGACCGGTTGGCGCAGGACATCAAGAACCTGAATGACGAGTATGAGCGTGAACTGGAGTCCCGCACCAACAGCCTGTACCAGTCTTACGGCCTCTTTGACGAGGTCAAGGAACGGGAAGAGGTTAGCGGCGAGACCCTGATGCAGAACCTGGAGGGCCAGGTCAAGGAGTTCGGCGAGTGGCAGGATATTCTGGACCAGCTCTCCGCTCGCGGCCTGGACTCTGCGCTCATAGAGGAACTTCAGGAGATGGGCCCTGATGCCATTGCGGAAATCAAGGCGCTCAACTCCATGAGTGATGAAGAGCTGGAGAAGTATGCCTCTCTGTGGTCCATCAAGCACGCCCAGGCCCGGGAACAGGCCGTCAGCGAGCTGGAGGGCCTTCGCATTGAGACCCAGAACAACATCGCGCAGCTGCGGGAGGACGCAGACCGGGAACTGGACGAGTACCGGGCCGTTTGGCAGGAGCAGATGGAGCAGGTCACCATTGACGCCAATGCAGAACTGGACCAGCTCCGGCAGGACTTCGGCGAGAAGGTGGGCCTGATCAAGAAGGACACCGAGGCCGAAATGAGGGAGATGTCCGAGGTCGCCCAGAAGATCCTTCGGGAAGCTGGGTGGGACGAAACCGGTCAGCAAATCGTGACGGGGCTGACTGAAGGTGTGGAAACTCAGAAGCCCACCTTTATCACCGCCTTGACTGCTATGGCAACAGCTGGTGTGGCCGCAGTAAAGAGCGTGCTCCAAATCAACTCACCCTCCCGGGTTACCCGGAAGCTGGGCGAATACACGGGGCTTGGCTTTGTGGACGGTCTTCACAACTATGCGGACAAGTCTTATAAGGCCGGTTCAGAGATGGCGGAGTCGGCCCGGTTTGGCCTCTCCAACATCATTCAAACCGTTGCAGATATCGTCAACAGCGATATGGACATGGCACCTACTATCCGTCCGGTACTGGATCTCTCCAACATCACAAATGGCGCTGGAGTTCTGGATAGTCTGTTCTACCCTCAGCGGACGCTTGGACTTGCTGGTCAGGTGAGCATGGCATTTGCTGCCCGCGGAGAACAGCAGACCCAGACCATCACGGTCAATAACGATGATGTGGTGGAGGAACTGCGTTCTTTCCGGGCGGACATGACAGAGTTGACAGATCGGATGGAACGGATGCGGGTCGTGCTGGACACCGGCACTTTGGTCGGTGAAATGGCGGGGCCCATGGACAATGCCCTTGGGCAGAGGGTCACTCGAAGAGGAAGGGGGAACTAAGCTTTGTACCACTCGGTTACCTTTGGGGATAAAAACACCTGGGACGACTGGCGGCTGGTTCCCGCCTCCCGGCCTGTGTTCAATCCTCCGGCCCAGAAGGTGACGACGCTGGATATACCCGGTGGGGATGGGGTGATCGACTTATCCCAGTCTCTCACCGGGTATCCGGTGTATCAGAACAGGACGGGCTCGATTGAGTTTATTGTGATGAACGACTTCAAGCCTTGGCATATGGCCTATTCCGACATCATGGACTACCTGCACGGGCAAAAGCTGCGCGCGGTGCTGGAAGATGACCCAGAGTATTTCTATGAAGGGCGGTTCACCGTCAATGCCTGGAAGTCGGAAAAGGACTGGTCGCGCATCACCATTGACTATGATGTGGGGCCCTACAAGTGGTCGCTCCTGTCCTCGACGGACGACTGGCTGTGGGACCCCTTCAACTTTCAAAATGGCGTGATTCGGCCTGCTCTCTTCAAGAACATCGCCGTGACCACTGTCAAGAAAACCGTCAAGCTGGCCGCAGATCTGTTTGGAAGGGCTCCGGTCTGTCCTCAATTTTTCGTGACAAGTTCTGATAAGCGGGGTGTGCATATCCGGTTTGTCAATCCCACACTGGGGCTGGACGAAACTAAGCTGCTTACCGATGGAACCATCCAGTTCCCGGAATTTGTGTTTTTCGGCGACCAGGGGGCGACCCTGGAGCTGTGGTGCGACACCGGGACTGGAACGATTTCTGTGGATTTCAGAGTGGGGAGGTTGTGACCGATGTATAGCATTTATGCCGATGGTGTGTGCATCTACAACGATGTATTTTCGCTGGATGATATGAAGGTCGTGAATCCCAAGCTGACGCTGGAGGACAGCGCGGCCGGCTCTCTGGAGATGTCACTTCCCCACACCAACAAGGCTTATGACACCATTGTCCGTATGGTCACGGAGATCTCCGTGAAAAAGCATGGAGAAGAGATTTGGTCTGGGCGTGTGCTCTCAGAAAGTAAGGACTTCTGGAACAACCGGGTGCTCTACTGTGAGGGGGAACTGGCGTACTTCAACGATTCGGTACAGCCTCCGGCGGAGTACGCCGGAAAATCTGTTCGAGAGTATCTGGAACATCTGATTTCCGTTCACAATGCCAAGGTTGGCGCCAACCGGCAGTTTGCTCTTGGCGCAGTGACAGTGGTGGATGAAAACTTCCCCACCTACTACACCAACTACGAGAAGACTATGGAGCTGCTCAACGCCTTGGTGGAGATCTACGGAGGCCATCTCCGGGTCCGGAAGGTGGACGGGGTGCGGTATCTGGATTATTTGAAGGAGTACCCCGACACTTGCAGTCAGGTCATTCAGTTCGGGTCCAATCTCATTGACTTTACCCGCAACTGGGACTCCACTGAGTACGCCACGGCCATCGTGCCCCTGGGCAACCGGCTGGACGACAGCCCTATCGAAGCGCTGGATGCCTATTTGACGGTGGAGAGTGTGAACAATGGGAGCCTCTATGTTCAATCGGACGAGGCGGTCAAGAACTATGGCTGGATCGTCAAGACGGTGACCTGGGACGATGTGAGCGACCCGGCGGTGCTGCTGGAAAAGGCCAAGGAGTATCTGGCCGACCTTCAGTTTGACAATCTGGAGCTGGAGCTGAGTGCCCTGGATCTACACTATCTGGATGTGAACACCGAGGCGGTCAAGCTGCTGGACGAGATCCGGGTCATCTCCCGTCCTCACGGTCTGGACCGCCTGTTCCCGGTGACCAAGCTGGAGATCCCATTGGATCATCCGGAGAACACTCAGTTCAAAATGGGGGATTCTGTGCAGGTCAGCCTTACCAGCGTCAACAACCAGACCAACGCCGCAGTGCTGGAGAAGATTGAAAATCTCCCCAAGGCCCACTCCATTCTCAAGGAGGCCCAGGAGAACGCCACCGAGATCATGAACATGGCCACCACGGGCTACATCACCATCACCCGGGATGAATATGGCTCGGACACTTTGTATATTTCCAATGTCCGGGACTACACCAAGGCCGACAAGCTCTGGAAGTGGAACATGAACGGTTTGGGGTACTCCAATGACGGCGGAAAGACCTATGGGCTGGCCATCACCATGGACGGCTCTATCGTAGCCAACTATGTCAATACGGGCGTACTGAGCGCTGATATCATTCGGGCGGGTATGCTCAAGGACATCAGCGGGAACTTCTCCCTGGACATGGAGACCGGCACGCTGACCATGAAGAAGGGCTCCATCGACATCGGAAATGGTAACTTCACCGTGGACGAGCAGGGCAACCTCTACGCTCGGCGGGGCACCTTTGCGGGCACCCTGTCCGGCGCCAATGGGACCTTTGGCGGTCAGCTGATAGCGGCCACAGGAGATTTCAAAGGCGTGGTGCAGGCCGAGGACTTCCTGGACCGCTATGGCAACAGTATGATGAACGGAACCAAATTTGCCTCCGACTATCTGGATCTTTATGGAATCACCATTACCAACCGAAGCACTGGGGAGATCACCTTCGCGGTCAGTTCCACAGGCCGCATTACCATCAACGGCCAAATCAGCATGGGCGCTGGGAGTGTGATTGACTGGTCCAGTGTCAGCAATACAAATCTTGCTTATAACCCGGCCTATTCCATGGCCAACGACGCCTATAATTTGGCGGATGATGCCTATGACTACGCTGATACGGCGTATTCCAGAGCGGAGCGGGCCTATAAGTTGGCAGATTCCATTGAAATGCCTCGATACATCAAGTCGACTTATATTGACTCCACTACGATCCGTTCCCCCGTCATCGAGGGCGGCGAGTTCTATGGCGAGGAGTTCAACATTATCGCTGGGAGTGATTACGGAAGTTTTAATTTGTACGGCCCATACGGGAACAGCCGATTCCACATGCTGGCGATTGAATATTACGAGGGCGATGCTCCATACATCGATATTTACAGCCCCTGCGGAGGATATATCACCATCGGACGAAGAAGCACTGGTGGAGTTGTTTACTTTGAGGGCTATGTGGATTTTAGTGGTGCAACCGTCCAAGGTCTGGATTTAGGAACAGGAGAATAACACGCCATGAAGAAAACATTGAAAAACTCAGAGGTGTTTGAGCGGCTCCATTCGCTCAAGCCCTTGCTTTCCCGACGGGATAAGATTGGCTACATCGCCGCCCGGAACTACCGCTTTCTCTCCAACTCCCTTGTGGAGTACGAGGCTATTCGCCGGAGCCTGATTGAGAAGTATGGCGAAGAGGGTAAGGACGAGCATGGGGCGCCGAACTATGTCCTCAAAATGGATTCCCCCAACTTCAAGCAGTTTTGCGACGAGCTGGCCCCCTTCAATGAGATGGAGCATGAGGTGGAGCTGATGACGGCGAAGTACGATGATGCCGCAGGGAACCTGTCTGGAGAGGAAATTTTGGCCATCGACTGGATGCTGGAGGATTAGGAAGGGGTGAGTTGATTTGGCCGATATCAGCAGTTATCTAAAGAAAATCCTGGAGGCGATTTATGGCGAGGAGGTGCGTGGTTCCATCCACGACGCCCTGGCCGCCATGAATCAGGAGTCCTCCAGCGCCATGGAGTTTGCGGCTACGGCCAAGGACTCTGCCGCCGCCTCTGCCGAGAAAGCCAAGACGGAGGCGGACACCGCTACCAAAAAAGCATCTGAGGCTTTGGATTCCGCTGGGAAAGCCGCGCTTTCTGAGACCGCTGCAAAGACATCTGAAAACCTGGCAAAGCAGTATTCCGATGACGCCATCGGCGCGGCAAACCGGGCCAAGGAGTCGGAGACCAATGCCGCCAACTCGGAGGCGGTCGCCCTCAAGGAGTCCCGCGAGGCGGAGGACGCCAAGAATGCCGCCGCACTCAGCGCAGCCGAGGCCAAGGCCGCCGAGGAACGGGTCAAGACCGTCAAGACTGAGGTGAAGACCCTGGGCGCTCAGGCCACGGCAGATGCTAAGACGGCTCAGGCTGCTAAGGAGGCTGCCGAAACTGCCCGGGACGCCGCTAAGCTCAGCGAGACCAATGCTAAGAACTCAGAAACCTCTGCTTTGAAGTCCAAGGCTGCCGCTGAGACGGCGAAGAACGAGGCTCTTTCCGCCAAGGAGAGCGCTGAGGACGATGCCCTGGCCGCTGTTCAGGCTAAAGAAGATGCCGAGAGTGCCAAGACTGCCACGGAACAGGCAAAGACCGCCGCAGAGGAGAGCGCCTCCGACGCCGCAGACAGCGCCGTCAAAGCGGAACAGTACAGTGGAAAGCCGCCCAAGCCTCAAAATGGAACTTGGTGGATTTGGAACGCCGACACCGGCGAGTATTACGACAGCCACATCAGCTGCGAGTTGCCGGGGCCCACTGGTGTCGGCATTGACGATATCCAGCTGACAAGCGGCGACCACTCTCCAGGCACCACGGATATTTACACCGTGCTGCTGACAGACGGGTCCTCCTACAACATCTCGGTCTACAATGGCCTGAATGGTACTGGCGCCGGCGATGTGCTGGGGATCTCCTTCGATTTGATCATTCCGGCGTCCGGATGGAAAGATGGGAGCATCACCATTGCTGACAGCAGACTTCTGGCTCTTGCGACCCACAAATATTTTCTCAGCGCAGATGAAGCCTGTAAGGAGGAGTTCATCGACTGCAACGTGCAGCCGAAGGACATCACCGCGACAGGCTTTATTACGTTTACCAATGAGAGCGACCCCACCATGGATTTGACGGTCAATCTCATTCGATTCGAGCTGTCCGGGAACGGGGCTATTCAGTGAGGAGGTGTAACCTATGGAAATTGCAGTGAAAGAAACCTACGCCCACATGCTCAAGGATGAAAGCCTGGTGCAGAACTCCGAAAAGATCTACATTGTGGAATTCATTTTTGACCAGAGCTGGGACGGATACACCAAGACGGCTGTCTTTAAGGCAGGAAGTTCCGAACTTTCCGTACCGCTGACCGACGACCGCTGTATCATTCCTGCCGAGTGTCTCAAACAGGCGGGAGTCAATCTTCATGTCGGCGTGAACGGTGTAAAAGGTGAGGAGCAGAAGGACACCATTTGGTGCCTG